TCATGCCATGGCCTCCTCTGATTCCACGATTTCGCGCAACTCGGCGCCGATCGTGTCGGGCAGGAGTTCCCCGACGAGCTGCGACCAGCCGGACTCGCGCCAGCCGATCTCAATGCCGTTGTCGAGCAGCGTGACGCGTTCGATCAGCAACTGGACGATGCGCTGGCGCTCGACCGGGAAGAGTTGCTCCCAAACGTTGCCCAGTTGTCTCAGGGCCAGCACCACCTCCGGCTCGGTCACGTCTGGCGTCGTCGCTGCGACCCTGTCGCACACCGACTGCACCACCTCCGGTGTCTTCAGCGCGGCGTGGACCTGCGCCAGCACCAACTGCTCGATAGGTTCCGCCGGCAGCCGGCCGGCGCCCGTGGCCTTGGCGCCGAAGCGCACCTTGCGGATCGGCACGTAGTAGCGATACATCTTCCCATTGGCCTTCCGGGTAAAGGCGGGCTGGAAGCGTTCGCCGTCCTGCGCATAGAACAACCCGAGCAGCAAGGCCTCGGGCTGACGACGCTGCAAGGTTGCCGAGGCGCGCTGGCGGTTGTTCTCCGCGAGAATCGCGTGGACGGCGTCCCAGAGATCCTGTTCGATGAGGGCCTGATGCTGGCCCGGGTAATACTTCCCCTTGTGTAGGATTTCGCCCCGGTAGATGCGGTTGTGCATCATCTTGTAGAGCATCTGCTTGGTAAAAGGCAGTCCCGACTTGGTGGTCTGGCCGTCGGCGGTGAGTTCCCGAACCATGTCGGTCGTCGAGCGACAACGCGTGAAATCCGTGAAGATGCGTCGGACCAGTTTGGCCTCGACTTCATTGATCACCAGCAATCGGTTCTCCACGTCGTACCCCAAGGGCAACGGCCCGCCCATCCACATGCCCTTGGCCTTGCTGGCGGCGATCTTGTCGCGGATGCGCTCGCCGGTGACCTCGCGTTCAAACTGAGCGAACGACAGCAGCACATTGAGCATCAGCCGGCCCATCGAGGTCGTGGTGTTGAACTGCTGGGTGACGGCAACGAACGAGACCTTGTTGCGCTCGAAGACTTCGATCAGCCGGGAGAAGTCGGTCAGGCTCCGGGTCAGGCGGTCGATCTTGTAGACCACGACGATGTCGATCTTGCCGGCCTCGATGTCGGCCAACAGGCGCTTCAATCCGGGCCGCTCGAGGTTGCCGCCGGAGAAGCCGGGATCGATGTAGTCGTCAGGAACGGGGATCCACCCTTCCGCCCGCTGACTGGCGACCGAGGCCAGGCCGGCTTCCTTCTGGGCATCGATCGAGTTGAAAGATTGGTGTAGCCGCTCGTCGGTTGAGACCCGACAATAGACGGCACAGCGTTTCGGGGCGGCAGTGTTCATGCGCGCCCCTTCAAACCGAAGAACGCCGGCCCCGACCAGTGCGTGCCGGTGATCGCCTTGGCGGCGGCCGACAGGCTCTTGTAGCGCTTGCCGTCCAGTTCGTACAGGCCGTCTGAGGTCACGGTCACGCGGTACTCATGGCGGTCCCATTCGCGGATCAGCGTCGTGCCCGGCATCAGGCGTACCTCGGCGCCGCGGCCGACCTTGATCTTGGAATGCTGCTCGCCGCACTCGGCCAGATGCGCCTTGACCTCCTTCGGCAGGCCGCCATGGGTGATCTCCTGCAGGCGATAGGCGAGACGTGCTTCAAGATACCGCCGATTGACACGCTGCGGTCGGCGCGCGAAATGTTGATCCCACAAAGTCCAGAGGCGATCCAGGGACATCTGGGGCAGTGCCGCGAGCTGCACGGCGATCGAGGGAGAAGGCGTCATGGTTGACCTCAAAAAGTAGAAGGAGTTGTATGAACGCGCTTGGGTGCCGGGAAGACAAGGGAAACCGCGCTCTGCGTCGGGCGGTTGGCATGCATTCGCGCGATCGCCGTGGCAAGGATCGAGGCGGCTTCGCGGGCGCGCTCGCAGGGCGAGAGCGATTGAGGTAGAGTGAGTTTCACGGTCATCTGTGGGATCCATTCGGGTGGTGCAGACCGTTAAGGATGATATGACCACAGAGTTTTCGGCGCGTGGTGTTTTGGCGTAAGTGGGAGTAAGTGAGCGGAGATTCGCATGAGAAATCTCGTGTTGTCGGTCATGCTGATGGTCAGTATCGGCGCGTCTGCGGCAACGCTGACCGGCACGGTCGTGGGCGTGGCGGACGGCGACACAATCACCGTGCTCGATGCCAACCGTGAGCAGCACAAGATCCGGCTCGGTGGCATCGACGCTCCAGAGAAGGCTCAGCCATTTGGGCAGCGATCGAAGGAGTCCTTGTCGGCGATGGTCTTCGGGAAAGAGGTCGATGTGCAGTGGAACAAGCGCGATCGTTACCAGCGCATCGTCGGCAAGGTCTGGGTTCAACCCGTCAGTTGCCCGACCTGCCCCAAGACGCTGGACGCCGGCCTCGCGCAACTCACGATGGGCCTGGCGTGGTGGTACCGAAAGTACGCGAATGAGCAGTCTGCAGAGGATGCTCATCGCTACGAGTTCGCAGAGCAGGAGGCGCGAGCGAAGCGGGCCGGCCTGTGGGCCGACGGTCAGCCGATACCGCCATGGGACTGGCGAAAGGGCGAACGTTGATGAAACAGAAGCAGTGGCCGGCGACGATCGATGAGGCGGTCGGCGTAGTGATCGCCACCCTCTCGGAAGAGGACAAGGCTACGATCAGCGCTATGGCGGAGTCTGAACTCATCGGCCTGCATATGGGCCTGGGCGCCTGGATTCGGAACAATCTGGGGCTGTGGTCTGGCAACCGATCGTTGCTCGAATCGACAGGCGCGCCAAACGCCGATGATGCTTCGATGGTGATCGTCGAGGCGGTGTGGGAGAGGCTGCGGGAAATGGTGCCGAAGGTACATTGAAGTGAAACGGCTTGCAGCCAGGAAGAGACGGTGAGGAAGCGATTCCCATAGCGGGCATCCCATCGAAAAGTTCAATCGGTCATACCGTCGTATCCAGTGGACATATTGCCTCTAGGTGCCTATGATTTATCGTGTAACGTGTGCCATGACGCGGACAAGGTCGAGCAGCCGCAAGGACCCGATTGTGGTGATATGCTTCCTGACGTTAAACATAGCTGCGCACGACGTTTAACGTCAGTACATTAACTCACAAGTTGGGCGTTCCGGGAGGGAAGCGCATGAGTTTTCGTCGCTGTGGCGGCGGTCGGCTTCGTCTTCGCGGGAAGGTACGGCCTCCCGTGGCGCTTGCAGCGTTGCTGCGGCTGACGCGGCGGCTCGGTTGCCTATCGTTCTGGTCCTGCACAGACTCATCGGCTGCTGCACAGACTCATCGGCTGGCGCACTTGAGGCGTGGTGCCGTCAGCGGGTTTCTGGCCCGGTGGCCTCACAGCCTTTCCGGTCAGCAGTGGCTACCCTCTTGGCTATTCGCCCAACCCTACGCTCCAGCCGACCGGCCGCATAAAGCCGCGTCTGTCGCCTGAGCTTTCACGTTAGGCGGCACATTCTGCCACGCCAGATCTCCAGCCATGACAACCCCATCTTGCGACTCAAACATTACTCAGCCGACGGGTAAAGAGGCCATCTACGGCGACGGCGGCCTCCCCATCCGATGGCTCCACAGCATCCGCGCAGCCTCCATCCTGGCCCTCTTAGCAGCCGCATTCGTCACACCAATGTTCATCCTCAATAAATGTTCAGACATCTACAAAGGTCTGTTCTCCAGTCTCTGGCTGTTGTGGGTCTTCGGTCCACCTGTATGGTTCTCGTTTGAGTATTTCCACCTCTTCAAGAAACACGGGAAACCCGGGACTTTCGAGGCGTTTAAGTACGGGCAGGAACTGGCATCTAGGGCGTGGCTTGGCATTGCCGCTGTTATGTCTCTCATAGCCACGGACATCTATAAGTAGTGTCTGTACGGATATTCCAAGAGCTTTGCCCCGAAAGGCTTTGAGCTGGTTTTTCAGAAGCGATGTTTTTATGCATTAAAGATATTTTCGCCAAACCGCTCAAGCCTCGTCATAATTGTGCATATGAACTTTCAATGCCGAAGTATCCGTTTTGTAAAGTAGTGACTAAGCACTTGTAGTAAATGCGTTTTTGGACTTTTCGTTCACCCACCAAGTAGTCAGTCAAGTGAGGCGTCCATGTTTGAAGCAAAATCTGTCTCGAGATCAGACATCGAGCGGCATATCTATGGAACCTACATCTATCTGCGCGTTGGAATGGGAGTCATTGCAGTCGCATTCCCGGTGCTTCTGTACGCTTGGGGTGCAGCGCACGGCATTCCTCTTGCCGACTCCATGAGTGCGTACTACTGGGAAACCTTGGAAAAAGGTTCGCCGGTCCGCGTCTGGTTCATAGGCGGTCTGTTTGCAATTGGAGCCTGCCTCTTTCTTTACCAAGGATTCACTAAAGGCGAAAACTATGCGCTCAATCTCGCAGGACTCCTAGCTATCGGAGTGGCCTATTTTCCGATGGAATGGAACTGCGGCTCTAACTGCAAGAGTTTCAGCATGCACGGTTTCTGCGCGGTATCCATGTTTGTCTGTCTGGCCTATGTAACCTGGGTGCGGTCAAAGGATACGCTTTCGCATATCAAAGATGCTGTTCTCAAGAACAGGTATGCGAACGCATACAACGCAATTAGCATTGTGATGCTGGCGGCACCAATTGCTGCAGCACTGTTGCTTGTCGTCTTTCAACAAAAAGGAGCCTATGCGTTCTTTCTGGAGGCTTCTGGAATATGGGCATTCGCGGCATTCTGGTTCACAAAGACCGCGGAACTTCGTAGCTCAAGCTTGGATGCTCCCGCGGTGCCGCCTAACCCATAAGAGCCTCTTGCAATACTCCTCCGGCGCGATTCGTTGCGCCGCAGCATTTACCCTCTGAGAGCGACTTGTGTGGTGAGAGAGGTCTCGGTGTCCGAGCGGCTAACCTGATGGCATAGTTTGCCTTGTTCGGTGCGAACCGCCTCCTGCATCCCTCGAATGCACCGTGGTCGGGGAGGGAACGGAGGGGGTCATTGTCGTAATCGCATCAACTGGTCAGCGGACAGCGCCAGGATGCCGAACATCAGGTGGGACATCACTTTGGTATCGCCCCTGACTCTGAGGGTCTTGCCGCCGAATTCGTCCTTGAGCCGCGCGTTGCTGCGCTCGGCGGCGGTACGCTCGTTATATCACCGAGGCAGTCTGGGAGTGCCTGCGGGAAATGATACCGAAGGTGCATTGAGATGTGCGGTCGATATGCCCTCTACGGCCCGACCTCCCGCATTCGGGAGCAGTTCGACCTCGACGGCGAGTTCGACTTCGGGCCGCGCTACAACATCTCACCAACGACACAGGTCTTAATTGTCCAGGCGGGACCGCAGGACGAGCGGCTGGCGAAACTTCATCGCTGGGGACTGATCCCGTCGTGGGCCAAGGATGTCTCGATCGGCGCCAAGCTCATCAACGCGCGCGGAGAGACCGTCGCCGAGAAACCCGCATTTCGCGCTGCGTTTCGTCGCTGGCGGTGCATCGTGCCGGCGAACGGCTTCTACGAGTGGAAGACGGCACAGGAGGCCGGTCGCACCATCAAGCAGCCGTACTTCATTCGCCCGCAAGCTGAGGGCGATCTTTTCGGGTTCGCCGGGCTCACCGAGCGCTGGGTGTCGCCGGAGGGCGGAGAAGTTCACACGTGCTGCATCATCACGACGGATGCCAACGCGCTGATGACGCCGATTCACGACCGGATGCCCGTGATCCTGGCACCCAGCGATTACAGCACATGGCTGGACCCAGCCAGCACCGACTTGGGCAGTTTGCGGGCTTTGCTGCGCCCGGCGGACGCTGGCAACATGACCGCCTACCCGGTATGCCGGGCGGTCAATTCGGCTCGGAGCGATTCTCCGACGTTTGTGGAGCCAGTCTGAACCAACGATTGCGGCCGGGGCAACCGCGCTGGCGCAGTCCGGCCCGACAAATCTGAAGCGACCAAGGGAATCGCGCGGTACCCGAACAAGACGATTGGGCAGAAATCGCTTCGTGGCTTCGATTGACCACTTTGGCAGCCTGCTAGAATGGAGTCCATGAGCCGCCGTCACATCCCAACGCCATTCCTCCTGTTGATCGCGGTTGCGGCTGCTTTCCTGTGGCTCACGAGTCAGTCATTACCTGATGTCGTCGGCTCCCACTTCGTCGGCTCCCACTTCGATGCGTCAGGCGCTGCAGACGGATTCATGCCACGCCGCTTGTATGTTGGCTTCATGTTTGTCGTTGTGGTTGTGCTTCCCCTGTTGCTGGTCATTGTCCAGTCCTTCGTTCTCGGCAGCCCAGGGGCTCGTATCAACCTTCCCAACCGGGAATACTGGCTCGCACCCGAAAGGCGAACTGAGACGATCAATTTCCTACGTCAACACCTGGCTCAATTCGGCTCGATGTTGGTGGTCTTTCTCTGCTACGCCCACTGGCTTGTAGTACGGGCGAATGCTGTAACTCCACCCCAGTTAGCGGCATTCTGGTTCGTAGGTGGAATCTGTGTTTTCCTGGCGGCCGCACTCCTTTGGGTCAATGCACTTCTGGGCCACTTTCGGAATGTGCCTCGCTAGCCCGCCCAGGCGCAATCCTCCAGACTCGGTTCAGTGAGTGGAGGTGCCCAACCTGAAGGCCCATCCATGAACCAGCGCCTGCGCCCCGCCGTCACCGATCCCGTCATCCTGATGTTCTCTCGCCGCCAGGTCGAAACCCTCGACTTGGCCGAGCCGTTGCAGTTCCTGCGTCGCCTCACCGCCGATCGACACACCGCACTCGAGTTCTCCGGCCGGCTCAGCCTGGTGATCGACGGCAGCCTGGTGATCGACGGCTACAACGACGACCCGCGCGAACTGTTCGAGATCCCTGACGTGCGCGCGTACATCAACGGCCTCGACCAGGAGTGGCGCTACTGGTTCTTCTTCCTGTCGCAGGCCGACGATTCGATCAAGCTGCTGGAGAGTTGCTTGTGCGAGACCATCGAGGTGGTGCCGGGCGTGACGTCCGTGGACATGGAGCAGCTGGAGAGCGCGCTGGCGCGGCACTTCGGCGCCATGAATGCGTTGTGCGAGGCGTTGGACGTGCCGGAGGAGAAGAACGAGGAGATCTCCGAGGGCATCATCAACCTCATTCACAACGCAGCGGTCGAGCAGATTGAGGGCGACGACTACCGATAACGAAGGGACAACAGGTGGAACGGACCGACCAACTAACGCCAGGCGAGAAATGCGCCTCCCGTCTCATATGGGTTGCTGTTGCAGGCGCAACTCTTACGGCCATCCTTGTGGCGTACTATCTACAGGGGGGGGCGCCCTGAGGTGATATGCTCCCTGACTCTAAACATGGCTGCCCACGATCGTTAGCGTCAGGACGTTAACTTACAAGGCTAGCCGCCTCACACACCACTGGGAGTACCCATGAAGCCTGTCGCTCACGTTCTTCTTACCCTCACCTCCGTTGCTTGCACAGCGGCACTTGCACAGGCGCCAGCGGTCCTTCGTGATCTTGACGCCGCCGGCAGGGTCACTCTGTCGAAGGAGGAACTTGGGCAGTTGCTTCCTGGTGCAAGCATGAGTCGCGTTAGCGCGAAGGGCAACGCGCACTTCTGGACGAACGATTCTGACGGAACCTTCGTCATTTCCTCGGACAACAAGGATCGAGGCAAAGGGTCCTCCACAGCGCGAGGGAAGTGGAATATCTCGGATGACGGTCGCTACTGCGTACTGATCGAGTGGAAGACTGTGGAAACGGAGGAGTGGTGTCGCTACATCATCCGTGCCGGGAGCGACTACTACGGAACGAAGTCTGACAAGACGGGAACCGAAAAGGTCTACAAGTTGGAGATATCGAAGAAGTGAGTGGTCGGGCTGCTGACAAAGACGAGGCTAACCCTTTGCTCGCGCGGACCTCCACCCGGTTGGGCACTACGGCTGGCTGTCCACGCTTGGCTGCGCGCCCAGCCGGCTCCGTCCGCTCAGGTCAAATGTTGAGCGTCTGTTTTTCAAAACACTGACCTTCCCGAGGGCGGAGCTTCAGCAGGTGGTTGACTATGAACGACAGGACAGCATCACCATGTTGATTTCGTGCTTGATACTTTAGCCGCACGATTCCGCGATCCGGTCTTGAGGTAGAAGGACGTACCTCGAGCACATCTACCTCAGTGTGCAGCGTATCGCCGGGACGAACCGGTGCTAGCCATCGCAGTTCGTCAATACCTGGTGAGCCAATGCTGGACTCAAGAAAAATTCCGCTCTGGATGAATAAGCGGAAACATACGGCAAGCGATTGGAAACCACTAGCAATCAATCCTCCGTAAGGCGACTTGGCCGCTTCGCCGGCGTCCAGATGAAAAGGCTGAGGGTCATATTTCCACGCAAAGCCAATGATCTCGGCCTCGGTGATTGTTACGCCATTGGTTTTGAATGTTTGACCGACTTTCAGGTCGTCAAGATATTGAGTGTTCACTGTGTTGGCCAATATTTGTAGTTAAGCATTGCTGGCATCGCCAGCCAGAGACATAACGTTACCACGGTTTGGAAATAGTCCCATAGCATACGTTAGCCAAGGCTGACTTCTTAGAATCAGATGACCATCGGCAGCTTTCAGGCGCTGGATTCGAATACTCGAAAAGCAACGGCCGAGCACCAAAAAACTGAGATTTGCCGTTGTCCGTCAAATTTCTTGACCCGCAGCTATGGGTCGCCAGCCGCCCTTTCCCACCACCTACCGACCGCCCCCGATGAACCGGTCGTAGGTGTCATCCTCGCCCTCTTCCCCATCGAGCGCCCAGCGCGGATAGAACTTGGGAACGATCAGCAGCGACAGCACGCGCTCGAAGGTGTCCGACGTGTGCTTCATTTCCCGCAGCATCTCGCCGTCAGGCGCATTCTTGAACCATAGATTCGCCGGCACGATTTGCCCCTCGGGGCACTGGCGCACCAACGGGTCGGCAGCCACCGCCCCAGGAATCGGTTCCAGCGGATAGCCTTTCGGATTGTCAATCCAGAGCCGCTGTAGCTTGGCCGGTTCGCTGCGCGACCAGCGTTTCATCATCCCGTTATCCCAGTAGACCAGAACCGCACGCTCTCCGGTGATTTCGACGAAGCGAATGCACATGGCCTCGAAGGACACCCCGTAGAAACTGGCCCGCTCGCTGATGAGGTCGAGGGTGATCGGTGATTTCTCGATGCTGGGGCGGACGTGATTCGCCGGCATCAAGAGGTAGCTCGCGAACTGGTTGG